CTTTCGGTAGTCAAAGCTACATTAAAATGCATCAAATCCACAGTACCATATATAAATTATAGTAGAAAATCTTAAGAAAGGAAATGTATACTCGATTTACTATAATTTACTATTTAGAGTATACAAGATTATATGCACAATATAAATTTCAGTATCACAAGAGACAATCAAGTGTTTGTTCCACTTGAGAAAATTAAGTTAGGAGATAAGGTTTTATTCATTCATGGTGATAAGAGATGGGCAACAATCCTATCAAGAATAGAACTAAACGGAACAATAAAAGATTTCCTAATTACACTAGGAGAACAAAGAATTAAATTAACAGAAAAGTTAAAACTTATATTGGAGGGGAAATAAAATGGCTTTAAGAAAAATAACATTCGATGGGGCAACAGTATCTAGTAAAGATGATGCTGACATTAATTATCACTTGTTCGATTTAGTTCCAGCAGGAATTATAAAAGGACTTGGAAGTGAAGTTTCAGTTTCAGCTGGAAATAACACCATTATATTTGGATCAGGTTATATACAAATTTATGGCCGAAGAATTTATATGGAAGCAAACACACAAATTGGTGTCACGCTTGATAGTTCTAAAAACGGATATATTGTTGTAGAAGTTAACCTAGCAACAAATACTTTAGAACTAAAAAGATTAGAACAAACATATGGATGGCCGTCGCTTACACAAAACAATTTATCGACCACAAATGGAAGATATCAGTTTCCAATTGCTAAATATACAAAGACAGCAACAATTTTAAGTTTGGATAGTGCATTTACACAATCAAGACCAAAGATAGACACTCTATCAAATATGGTAAATGAAAAAAGTGCAGCAATAAGAACTGAATTATTAAATAGATTCAGAAGAGTTACTGTACAGCCAATAGATCCATGGGGAACAGTTAAAAAATATAATATTTCTGATTTCCCATATCCGTTAGAAGAGTGTTTAATTCATGTTAGGTTAGGGTGGTTTGCAACATTTGTATTTTCTGGGGGTTTTGCAAAAGGTAGTTCAATGTCTAGTTTAAGATATAGATATGCTGGAAGTGATTATTATTTGACCATTGAATATACAGGAAGCCAAATATATTTATACTCAAATAATACAAGTCATAATGTAGGGTTAGTAGAGGTGTTTAGATAATGTTTAAAGAATTTGAAGATAGAGAAATATTACTTGCATATTATGGTGGGTCAAGAGCTTACCAAAACAGCAATGAAAAATCAGATAAAGATATCATAGTAATATTAAATGATTTTGATGGTGCTATGCATATAGCAGACAGAGAAACAAATTGTGAGTATTATGTTTTTGGTAGAAAATACTACAATAAAAAAATGGAGTTTCACGAAAGTGTAACCCCACTTTTAAAGATTTTTAATGATGATATATTATCACCACTTGAACCATTAATTTTAGATGAATCATATAAGGAAACATATTTAAGTTATAAAAATAGAGATTTTAAGAAATACTTAAAACCATACCTAAATGCAGTTGTTGAATATTATGAAACATTTTTATATGATGGTTCGTTAAAAAAAACCTATATCACTTATATAGGATAGAAGAGCAAGTCAAAAGATATCTCGAAACAAATGAATTTAAAGTTGAGTTAAGCGAAGAAGTAATTGAAAAGATTATTGTATTTAAAGAAAATTTCAAATCAAATTCACCAGAATATTTTGAAGAATTAAGAAACATATTAAATTACCTGAAGGCGGTGAGAGATAATGTCAGGGACTGAAATAACATTAACAGTTATATCAATACTAGGTTCAGTAAGTTCTGTGCTTTTCGCTTATCTTGCATTTAAAAGGAATGCGAAAAACGATACAAAAGAGATTGGCCGAGAGTCTGGAACAGTAATATCAGATTTAGGTTATATCAAATCAAGTATAGAACGAATTGAAAAGAGGCTTGATAATTCGGAGTCAAAGTTTGATGGGATATCAACAAGACTTGCAAAAGTAGAAGCTAGTGTAGCATCAGCACATAAAAGATTAGATGATCAATTAAAATAAAGGAAGGATAAATCATGAACGAAATTGTAATAAACATTATTAGTGTAGTTGTAACAAGCATAGTAATTCCATTGATTACATTTTTAGGTATTAAATTAACACAGTGGTTAAACACTAAAATCAAGGGAGAAAAAGAAAAAAACTTATTAACAAAAATTACTGAAATTATTACGAATAATGTAGCTTCAACATTCCAAACATTTGTTGAAAGTTTGAAGAAAGAAAACAAATTTGATTTGAATGCTCAAGCACAAGCATTAAGAAAAACTAAAGAAAGTATATTTAATGAATTAAGTGATGAAGCAATTCAATATATTGATAATAATTTTGGCGATTTTAATGAATGGATAACCACTCAAATAGAAGCAACAATTTATAAAATGAAAAAATAAAGGCTGGTTCAATTTTCCTCTAAAATACCTCAAAAGTACTCCGTTTTCCCTTTGATGGACAAAAAGCACCAGTTTAGGTAAAATACCCAATTGTCCGTTGGAATACCTCAAAAGTATATAAGAATGCCCTGTTTTCCCTTTGATGGACAAAAAGCACCAGTTTAACACAGTTGGAACGAAAAAACCGATCCCTTTAAGGTAAAACATGGCTCCAATTTGATTTTGTATTAGTATTATATATAATGAAATTTATGGCTTAATAAAGCCATTTATTTTTAAGACAAGAGTCTATCAAGGTTGTAAAATCACTTCCAAGATAGACTTTTTTACTTTCATATAGTTAGGGGTTTTTATTAAGTAATAGGGAGTTGAACTCTATACTCAATACGAGTTGAACTTGTGCCTCGAACGGATACGAACCTTATAATAAGATAAATGATTTCATCAAATAAATTTAATTAAGCAATGTCACTTTGATGTCACTATGAATTTATTTATAAAAACTTATTTAAATATTATAAACATATTGTTGCTTGTGTGCCTAATATGTGCTATAATAAAGGCACAAAGACAACAAAAGAAGGTGTATTCATGAATTATGAAGATAAAATAATTGAATATATGAATAATAATGAGGGATATATTACTAATAAGATTACAAAAGAATTAGGAGTTCCAACGATATATCTAACCAGAATGGTAAATGATAAAATTATTGTAAGAGTATCAAGAGGGATATATGCACTACCTAATGTTTTTGAAGATGAACTATTTATTAATTATCTAAGATATTCAAAAATAGTTTATTCAGGAAATACAGGTTTAGTTCTTAATAGAATGTCTAATAAATCATTAAAGGAAATAGAAGCTAATGTTCCATCTAATTATAATACTCATAGAATCAATTGTATTAAAGTAAAAAGAGTTAATGATGAGTATTATAATACAGGGAAGACATTCTTGAAAACAGAGTTTGGCAATTATGTCCCTACTTATGATAAAGAAAGAGTTCTTTGTGATATTTTTAAATATGAAAGTCTAGATAATGAAGAATTAAACTATGCAGTTAATGCTGCTAAAAAAATAGGTATAAATTATGAAAAACTATATGAATATTCAATTACACTTGATGTATATGAGAAAATTAGATATTTACTGGAGATAAGATAATGAATATAGATAAACTTAAAGGTAAAATTAAATCTAAAGCAAACGAGAACAATTTAAAGGTTCAAGAAATGTGGGATAAGTATTTTTTCGACCATTTTTTGATTAGACTTTCTAAAAGTAAAGAAAATATGAACTTTATTTTAAAAGGTGGATTCTTATTAGAAAATATTGTAGGTATTAAAAATAGAACAACACTTGATTTAGATTTTAGTTATCGTTTAGAAGATATTAATGAAGAAGAAGTTAAAAATAAAATAATAAATATTCTTAATATCGAAGTTGATGATGACATTGATTACGATTTTTTAGATATTTCTCCTATTACCGAAGATAAGGGTGGAAGAAGTGGTTATAGAGTTCGACTTAATGCAACAACTGGCAATATCAAAAAGATATTTGGAATTGATATTGTTTGTGGTGACGTAATTACTCCAAATGCTATTAAAACAACTTACACCACAAATATTACAGAAGAAGAAATAGAAATTTATAGTTACAACAAAGAAACTATACTGGCAGAGAAGTTTCAAAGTATAATTGCTAAAAATATAAATAATTCAAGAATGAAAGATTTTTATGATATTTATATATTAATCAATCATAAAGATATAAATAAAGAATTACTTCGTGATGTAATAGTTAATACTTTTGATAATAGAGATACCCCTATACAAAAAGAATATATTAAATCCGAGTTAGATAAAATAATTAATTCAGGATTAATGGAACTTCAATTTAATAAGTTTATTACAAAGTCGAAATTAGATATTAAAATAACTTATAAAGAGGCTTGTGATGCATTACTTGAAGTATTTCAACTAATTCAATATAAAGATCCTTCTCGCTTAAAAATTAATAATTTAATAATTATTCGACATGGAGAAGATGAACAAGATAAACTGGGTGGTTGGTCAGACAATCAATTAACAAATAACGGTGTTAATCAAATGAAAAAACTAAAAGATGAGTTGGTTGATATATTAATGCAATTAGATTCATTTGAAATTATTTCAAGTGATTTAGCAAGAGCAAAAGAATCATCTGAAATTTTATTTAAAGATAAATATAAAATAAATTATGATACTAGTCTTAGAGAATGTAATAACGGTGATTTAAAAAATATGACAATAAAAGAATTTAAAGAGAAATACCCTAATATGTATTTTTCTAATTTAAATTATAATCAAAAGTATCCTAGTGGCGAATCACCTAAAGAGTTTTATGAAAGAATATCAGGTTTAATTATTGAGTTAAATGAATTATATAGTGAAAAGAATTTAATAATTGTTACTCATAAGGGATTTTATAGCGTATTTAAATCCATGCTTGATGGTATTAAATGGACTAATAAGTTAAAACACAAATTAGGTTATGGAGAATATATTTACATTAAATAATATTATCTTATAATTTATCCCGCACCTCAAAAGTGGGGAATAAAGTGGGGGATAAAATTAACCTATAATTAATACAACAGCTCCTAGGTCAATTAAGACTTAGGAGCTTTCTTTTTATAATAAGACTCTATAATTTAATTCTTTATTACCATTACCAATCCTTAATGTAATAGAAGATGTTAGAAGCTCTAAATTAAGCGATTCTAAAGGATTTAAAGATAATTTGATATCAATGTCTAGTTTGTCGTTAATAATTACTTTACTAACGATTTTACGATATTCTAGTATATCTTCAGATTCTTTAAATCTCTTTATTCTAGAAATATAGTTAAGTATGTTTTTCTTACTTTTAGTAAGTGATGCTTTATTTGATAATATATCAACTCTATTTTCTAAATCATTATCAAATAAGGTTTTACAAGATTTTATATTATCGTTTATGAATTCACTAAATATAGAATGAAGATTATCACTATTTTTAGATAATTCATTTATAGCATCATTTAAAATTAAGAATAAATTTTTAACAGTTAACATTACCCTATTTTTATTTTGGTTGTTGTAACAAAACAAAGTTGGAATAATGTATTTCCCTTTTGGCTTTTCTACTACAAACCTTAAGTATCTTTCATTTTCTTTAGAGTATACAAATTCGTAAAAAGGATTAGAATTCATACCTTCTGGTATGTAAGTATAACTTTTCTTTCTTCGCCTTTGTTTTCTTAAATTTAAGGCTTTATTAAATGTATCATCACTTACTATTGGGCTGTGGTGATTAAGAATCATATTTTCGTATAATTCATCTTTGTTAGTTTTAATTACTTTACCATTAGAAATAGTAGTTTTACCTAAAGCCATATGACCAGCATACTTTTCGTTTTGAAGCATTTGCTCTATTGTTCCTGGGTGCCATCTATCTTTACCAGCAGAAGTCTTTATATTAAGCTTAAAAAGTTTATTAATTATTTCTTTGTAAGTCTTACCCTTGATATACATATCAAATATCATTTTTACTACTTTAGCTTCAGATTCAACAATACTCCACTTTTCACCATCAATTTTATAACCATAAAGTTGAGTGGTTAAATTCCCACCCTTTTGGGCTTTTCGTTTAACACTCCACTTAACATTAGAGCTAATACTTTTAGATTCCTCTTCAGCATGGACAGCTAAAACAGCTAATAAAAACTCAATTGTTGGATCTGATGTATTAAGATTTTCTTTTAAGAAAATAACTTCAACATTATGACTTTTAAGTTTTCTAATTATTGAAATAGTATCAATTAAGTTTCTTGCAAATCTTGTAATTGATTTAGTATAGATAATATCTATTTCACCAAGTAGAGCTAAATCAATCATAGCTCTAAATTCTTCACGATTTTTAGTATTAGTACCACTTTTTTTATCTTTAAAAACTCCAACAAATTCATAATAAGGATTTGATTTAATTAATTCTTCAAGTTCTGATATTTGAGTATTATAAGATGTATCTTGGTGTTCATCAATTGTAGATACCCTAGCATATCCACAAACTCTTTTTAAACGATTACTTGGGTTTAAAATTGGTTTAATAACACTAACATTATTCATAGATTATTACCTCGTAATAAATCCCAACATCTTCATTTTCTTTTAGATAAATATTTGAAAGTATTGGCTTTAGAGTTTTAAGATAATCAATTTTAGAAACCAACTCATCAATCGATTTAGTTTGAGAGATAACAAAAGTTATCTTTTTATCATCTGCTAAAATTAGTGAATAAATATCTTTTAGGTTAGTATTGGTTTCATCTATGTGTTCTAAAGATTCTAGTGATTTAAAGAAATCAAGTTTGTAAGAAGAAGTAAGGTGTAAGACAAGCTTTTCTTCTAATACTTTTAATTTTTCACTAGAAGTAGTATATTCATTAAAAGTGTCTATATCTTCAGGGTTTTCGTGATGTTTTTCTAGTAAAGTACTAACTTTTTCTTTTGAGATAGAAAGTTCCTTTCTTAAGTTTTCTAAATCAAGAAAACTTTCAAACTTAGAATAAATATCACTTAAAAGTGACTTATTAGAAAATAGTTCATTTACTGACTTGATAGTGGCATTAAGTACTAAATTGTAATCAGGAGAATAAGTTTTGCAAATATAGTTATTACCATAAGAATGATTACAATTTAGAACTACCCTTTTATTAGTTTTAGGATTGACATATTGTCTTTTAAGTGTTCTATGACATTTAGGACAATAAAGTATTCCAGTTAGTGGATACTTACTTGTTTTGTTGGTATTTCTGAATTTAGACTTACTTTTAAGTATGACTTGAACTGCATTAAAGATTTCTCTATCAACTATGGGTTCGTGATTGTTTTTGACATAGTATTTGGTTTCAATATTATCATTAGGAATAGCTCTACCAGTTAGATAATCTGGTGTAACTGTTTTTCTTAAAATAGCATCACCAACATACCTTTCATTTGAAAGTATGTATCTTAAACTACCATTTGCCCAATTTGCGCCCCTTAAGGTTTTAATTCCTCTTTGATTTAAGATTTTAACGATATCTGCAACACGATATCTTTTAAGTGCTAAATCAAAGATTTCCCTAATTACTTTTGCTTCCTCTGGAATAACAACAAACTCACCATCAACTACATCATAACCATAAATACGCCTAGGATCTACTATACCCTTTTTAAACTTTTTATCATAAGACCACTTAACATTAGAAGATATTGACCTTGATTCTTCTTGGGCGATAGAAGAAAGAATCGTTAACATGAAATCAATTTTAGGGTCGAGCGATGAGATGTTTTCTTTTTCAAAGAATATCTCAACACCAATTTCCCTTAACTCCCTAATGTATGAAATAACATCTACTGTATTTCTTCCAAAGCGAGAAATGGATTTAGTTAAAATTAAATCAATTTCACCATTTCTTGCAGCTTCAATCATTTTCATAAACTCAGGTCTTTTCTTTGCTTGTGTACCAGATAAACTGAACTGATACCAAAAACCTGTACTTAGTGTAAACTAATATATATGCAGGAGGGATCATATGAAAGATAAAAAGAAAAATAATAGACTATGGAGTGGAGATTTCAAACTTAAAGTGGTTTTAGATATCATTGAAAATGAACTCTCATATAGTCAAGCGGCGCGTAAATATGATATGTATTTATCATCAGGGAGTCTAAATGATACATTACCTGCTAGATGGGTATATCAGTATAGACTCTATGGGAAAGAGCGTTTCTTTCAAACACCGAAAGACTATCGTAAGAATCCAGTTAGAAAGTTCCATAAACCATCTAAAGAGGTAGAACAGGATTTAGAACTTAAAGTTAAACACTTAGAAATGGAACTTGAATACACAAAAAAACTTATAGCCTTAGTTCAAAAACAGGAACAAACAAACAAAAATACCAAGTAGTCAAGGAACTAAGGCGAAAATATGCATTAAAAGATCTACTTCTAATATCAGGACTTCCAAAATCTGTGTATTATTACTATGAGAAACGTAAAGAAACTGATAAGTATCACGATATAAAGATACTTATTTCAGAAATTTTTGAAGCTAGTAACAAAACATATGGCTATAGGCGTATTAAACTCGCCCTTCAAAACTTTTATCAGGTCAAAATAGCCTATAAAACCGTTGTAAAGCTCATGAAAGAGTTACATATCGTTTGTAAGGTAAGAAAAAAGAGATATCGCTACATCTCTCAAATATCAAACAAAATTACACCCAATCTGCTTAAAAGAGACTTTAAAAAAGATGAACCTAATGTTGCATGGGTCACAGATGTATCAGAGTTTAGATTCAATCGTAAACGTTTATATCTATCTGTGATACAAGATCTTTACAATGGTGAAGTCAAAGCATACCAAATCTCTAGGAGTCAAAACCAGGATTTGATTCTAAAAACTCTTAAGAAAGCAATCAACCCAAATGAAGACTTATCAAAGCTTCTCATACACTCTGATCAAGGTATTCTATATCAATCACCTAAATATCGTAATTACCTTAAGAAATCATCATTTACTCAATCCATGAGTGCTAAAGGTAATGCCTATGACAATGCAGTAATTGAAAGCTTCTTCGGAACGCTTAAGTGTGAAACAATCTATTTACAAAAGGTTAAATCTTTATCTGATTTAATTAGAACAATTGATGAGTATATCTATTGGTATAATCACGAGAGAATTAAACTCACACTAGGTGGTTATTCACCTATCCAATATAGACTCATGAATCAATAAATGATATAATAACTACAAAGAACATAAAGTACAAGAAAATGGTATCAATTCA